TATTCATTTACAGTCAATAAATTCTGATTGCCTCCAGGGGTAGGAATTGAATTCGTACCCTTTTCATCTTCATCTAAACGCCCTACAGCTTTAGACGTATCATTAATCCCTAAACATTCGCATACATCTTTTGCTACAAACCATACTTCATTGTCTAACTCCTGGACTCTAACTTGCCCAAAAGAAATGTTATTGAAAACTTGCAATTCGTCCATATTTACACCTCCTTAACCACTAATTGTGGTTCTGATTCATCAACGATCAACTTAATCGTTTGGCTATTAACTGGAATAAACTCAGTCACCGCTTCAGCGTTATCAATAAACACCGGAGCGTTTACTTTGAAATAGCTAGTTAATGCGTTGATAATATCAAGACCTATATTAATCCGTGCAGCGTTATTCATGCTGCGATACGGAACCCCTTTATAGGTGGTTTCGCAACATTCCTCAACGTTGCCGTTCAACATAACATTAAACATCTTGAATCGTGCTAGTTTGAATCTCGAGTTAATAACATCTTCCAGCATGTTAACCTTGGCCTTAACGAATTCATCCATCAAATAAGATGCTTCATCGAGCTTTGATTTTTCTGCTGCTAATTCAGCCTGTTGACTTTCTAGCTCTGCTACACGAGTATCAATCCGTTTAGCCTCTTCGTATTTATTCAATTCAGTTTCAAGGTTAAAGCGGTGTTCTTTCGTTGTAGCAATACGTTTGTCTATGTCTGCAATTTCTTCAGAATGATCTGTATTAGATTCATCGAGTTTCATCTGCAGCATAAACTCTTCTGCTTTTAAATCAGCATATATAGAATCATCATCAAGCACTGGCGCTGTTAGCTGTCCAATCTCATCAGTTATGGTTTCCTTAACGAGTTCTTTCGCCTTAATAAGAGCCTCTAATGTTTCAATAGGCTCTAAGTTGGCATCCCGCTTTCTAATATTCTCAATGTCTTGTTGCTTCAGTTCAATAGACTGATTAAGTTCTTCTAATTGCTTAGATTTTCTAAGGTTAAACTTCGTTTCAGCTTTTTCACGTGCGGCTTGAATTTGCTCTGCAGGAAGTTTTTGTCCGCATGTCGGACAATTCTCATCGATATCCATTACAAATGCATCCTCGTTAACCTGCTGACGTTGATGCATCAGCTCGTCAATAACACTCTCGATACGTTGAATATCCCTATTTGATGTATCAAGGCGATGCTTGGTGCTCTCAACCTTAGAAGATAGATTGTTAAGTTCAGATACAACCATATCGTATTCATTCGACTTTAATGCAGATTGTTTTTTATATTCTATCTGCAGTTCACTTTCACGAGCCATCAATCGACGTTGTACATCTCTAAGCTCCGCTCTAGTATCAACAACCGCATGTCCATTCACTAATAATGCTTTGTCTGCCTCTAGAGTTTCTAGCGTTGTAGTTGCTAAGCTAATCTCCTGAATAAGAACGTCTCGAGGAGTATCAATGGTAGGTTTACCGCGCAAGGCCTCATCAATTCTAACTGGAATCATATCCAGCTCTTTATTGATGGCGGTTTTCTTAGCAGCTACTACCTTCCGATGATCGTCTACGCTATGACCTGATAAGATGTCAGTCAATGCTTTTAGTTCACTATATTCTGCGATAACATCCTCATCTGATATATCTCCGCACATCTCAAGTAATAGCTTTCTGCGGTTCTGCCAGGAATATGTTTCATTGAAGTACAACGGATTAGTAATTAATTTGAAAATATTTTCATCAACTAATGAATTTACAATCTCCTTATATTCCTTTTCTTTTTTAGGAACGCCATCAACAAAGTAGTCTGTCGTATGACCTGTCATAGTTACTTCACCACCACGAGGGGATGAGTACTTCTCCCGGTACACGCGCTTTAATTCAACTGTGCCCCCTTCGTCCAAAGTAAAGGTTCCTGTTACTTCATGATTAACTTTATGGATAGGTTCGCCCCCATCCAATGTTTTGATTTCAAAATCAGCCCTATCTAGGCTATCTTTGCCGAATAGTAACCAACACACAGAGTCAAATACAGTCGTCTTGCCAGTAGCATTATCTCCACGGATAATAACATCACCGTTGAAATTTATAGTAAAGGCTTTCAAACCTTTAAAATTTAGTAATTCTAATTTTGTGAGTTTCATAGTGATCTCCTATACAACATTAGCGTCCACATCAATGGTATGAGGTTCAATCTTTAAACGATTGGCCCATTTCATCACTGTAGAGTGAATTTTATTGTCTTTTTTTAGTTGTGCATTCGCGAATAACTTCGCTTGCACTAGATGATTAAATTTAGGTTGACCCTTTTTAACCTTATTACCAGTGGCTAACTCTAGGCATGCAATAGGATTCATGTCATCATCCGTGACAACCACAATTGCTGCTTGCCCTTGAATAACACGGTCACGATATGAACCTACGCAGTTCTTCAATCGCTTTCCATATGTCATTAAATCAGCTGCAGTTTTTGGGACCATAAAGTGCATCCCATTCATATCAGCTTGTAATTGAGGTTGAGCAGGCAATATTACATCTCCATATTCCTGCTTGTTGAATATGTTGATTACTTCGTCATGGAAGTTCTTCAACTTGAATCGTTTCTTCCATAATGCCTCTTGGTATTTGGGCTCGAGTTTGGCATGCATATCCACACAATCTTCTATAACACGAATGTCCTCACCTAATAGCCAACGTAATATGGTAGGTTCACCGCACCGGTTAATTAATTGTTGCCACATAAACATTGCATGTGGACTTTTTAATCTCATCGCCTTACGTACATCATTGGCATTGTGGGCCTTACCAAAATATGGGTCCGTACCTTCATGCCTACTACGCTGTAATGTGAGTATAGTGCGTCTACAATTCTCATCGTTAAAAAGATTAAGGACATCAGACATGTATACGCTCAATGGATCATCAACCATACGCTTCCGCAAGGCTCTACTGTTAGGGGACTTATATGACTGTCTAAGCGCTGCTTGAAAGTTCACACCTTTTCTTGTAGCTACTAGTACATCATCTTCAAAAGGGATATTTGTATATCGATATAAGCAGTAAGCATTGGTCCAATACACATATTGTTTCATTAAGCTAACAATGCTAGGCATATCCGGTGCCGATAGCTTCAGAACCATATTGAGCAGCATCGTAAAATGGTAGCCATTTTCTTCAGTAGCGCCAGGTGCTACATATACATCCTTTGTTCCATATCCGTAAGTTTCCTTCAATCGTTTTTCAAACATTAGCCGTAACGCCTTGAATGTTTTGTTTAAATACTTCCGGTTAAAATCTGTCATGGCGTATGAATCGCCAAAGAATTTCAGTACCGGCATGATCTCGTTCTCACGAATATAGTCAACAGTCAATTCATGATGGATTCTAAATCTATCAATAAATGTTGCCTTACGTTTCTTGAAGTCGAATCGCAATGTTTCTGTACACATCCCTAAGTCATTTTTTTTGCCATCAAAGAAAAGCTGGATAGCTTGATATCGAATCTTCAAATCCAGAAAATGCTTGTAATTGATAACCTCGACATAAGCCGATACAGGATATACGCTCTCATCATTTATAGAGAAGTAAATTTTATGATCATAAGGATTAGAAGATGCTCGACAATTTGGACAGGTATAGTATTTCGAACCGGTAACATATCCATTCTGATATGAATATCTACGTTGCCAGCTGCCTCCAAATGTAAATCCACAATCGATATGGTGTATAGTTGTATACTCCGCACCGTAAGGAGCCTCTAGAATTACACTATCGAACATTTTGTGAATATAGGTACTGGATACAATCTCCACAGTGAATACCCCCTTTAATCACCAAACATAGCGAATAGGTCTTCTGCTTCCTTCTCTTCAACAGGTGCAGGCTCTACTTCTATCACTGGCTTTGGTTCTTCTTTAGGCTTAGACTTTTTAGCCGTAGTCTTTGCTTTCTTGCTTTTAGTTTCAGCTTCCTCCGCTTTAGGCTCTTCCTTTTGCTTTTTAGTAGGTTCTACGATTTCACAAGCCTTTACAATAGCATTGGATGCTTTCATGACACCTTCTGTATATGCTATACCTGCTTGGTATTCTTCAGCATTACCAGGGTCAAGCTCGATTGCTTTATGTAATATATCCAGCGCTTTTTTACAAATATCCGCTTGAGCTTTAAATTGTTGTTTAGGCATATTATTCCTCCCCTGCCATTGCGGACTTCAAATCAGTAATAATATCATCTGTCAAAGAGTCACTAGATGGACGAGTAACACCATGCTTGCTAAAAATTGCAAGTGCTTTTTTTGCTTTTACCCCATCTTCGCCCATCCATTCACGGAATTCTTTATAGAATGCTTTTTTATCAATCGGTTCAGCAGTTATATCTAATGCTGCATCCTGTTCCGGCGTTTCAATAGTAGCTGGTTCCTCAGTTGGTGTTTCAGCAGGAGCAGGTTCTACAACCGATTCTGTTACCGGCTCAACTTTTTCTTCTTTTTTAATTTTTGTTGGCTTACCTTCGAAATCTGTTACAGGAACATCATCTGCAGGCGCGGGCACTTCATTTTCTAAGATTTTCACCTTACAACCTTCAGCTTCAAGTTGATTTATACCTTCTGCAATCTTTTTACTACTCTTTTGAATTGCTTTCTTGAATGTATCCTCGAGTTTACTTTCTGCTAGTTCAAGACTAGTGCCTGATGTTACTTTAACAATTGGCTTTTCCGACATACATTGGCATTGGCATTGATGATTTAATCGTTCGTTCCAATCTGCTACTTGCACTGCTAGATCGTCCAATGTATTGAATTTAATAGTTAAGATATTTTGATTTTCCATGATTTAATCTCCTTTAGAATTGAAATATTAGTTCTCCATCAACTAGTTGACCTTCTACAACTTTTGGCATCCCTAGTTTTATCAACTTATCAATGACAGCTCGCTTTTGAGTAATAAAAATACATCTGCGTTCAATCTGACTCGCCGTCGGTTTAATCACAAATGGTTCGGTCTCCACTGCGGGGGATACACATATTACTCTGTTATTAATATCAATACCGACCTTGAAATACTCTGGGCCTTTAATTTTCCGATAGGCCATCATTGATAATTTGATATAGCTCTTACATGTAACAATAGCAACTTTCATAGCTCTATCATGTTTACCGTTATGTTTTTCAAAGAAGCTAAAGTCAAATGTATTTATAGCTGGTTTTGATTTTTTCTTTGCTACAAGTTCAGGCATAATACCTCCTTTTTAGTAACGACTTAATGTGTTACAATTAACTTGGTTATTTAACTAGAGCTCGTATCTCATTGCCGTGAGTACGGGCTTTTTTACATTTACTTTTAATGTGTTCGTCATGGCATCTCTTACACACCCTAATAGCTTTTCGATTTACTTCATCGAATATATAACTATAGGTATATGGGATAATCCTTACGCCACATTTTGTACAATTAACACGCTTCATATATCACCTCCTAGAACCAAAAGGGCATCAATACAAACAGAGAAACAAACACCATGCAACTAACCAGCATGAATACAGCCAAAAATAATGCTTGTATTAATGTTTCCATTATTCACCTCCATGTTTAACTACATATAGCAACATGGCACCCGCCCATAATAGCCCTATGACCATTACTAGATCAGGTATGGCGAAGCCTTGTACATCTGAACCCTCTAGCAACCCGAACATTATAAGGGACGCTATCATGATAAATTTATTCATCTTTCACTCTCCTATTCTTGCCTGGCATCGTTTCGCTAACCAGGCATTAAACGAATCTAAATGAATTAAGCGTTTACCACCACGCTGTCCAATCTTCATGGACGGGAAATCAAAGTCTTCCGCCCACTGCCGAATGACAGCAGGTGCTACGCTGGCCAATTCAGCAGCTTCATCAACAGTGATACATAGCTTGCTTCTATCCATTGAGCCCTCCTTATCAATATTTCATTCACTAAAAGGCTACTTATACTTAGGAGTTAATACAGCAATATAATGCGGCGCCGGTTCAACATCATCAGCAGTAATAACGGCGACTACTGTATCGTCATCTTCGTTTTTAATAACTATTTTTGTAAACATATCAGTATTCAGTATTGTATTTTCTGTCATGATAATCTCCTTTCGACACAATAAATACTTTTGATATAATCACCTTGAAAGGAGGTGATTATTGTGGAAATGATAACTGTATCATCTTCAAATGTTTCCGCTATTGGGTATGAAGATGGCATCATTCAAGTGCGGTTCAAAAATGGTTCCGTATACCAATACTTTGGCTGTAGTGAAGGTTTATTCCAATCTTTTTTGAATGCATCTTCAAAAGGAAGATTTGTGCATCAGTATTTAGTCCATAAACCACAACGTAAAATTAGATGACTAATCATCTATCGGCACACCAATTTCGGTATTACAAACATTTACAAAAGTATCTGTTACCAATATCGTCGTATGTGGTGTGCCGTTTTTTCTTATCCAATCTACTAATGGTCTAGCTGCTAGTGTTAGTTCTTTGTGTTCTTTTGGGATACACTCTTTCTCTATATTCATAGATCCTCCTTTCTACTGCCACTAACGTTGTTGGTGGCTTTTATTTTTCTATTTAATTTTTAGTCCTTTCTAGCGTTACTCGCTTGCTTTATATTTCGGATATTTAGATTAAAAAAATTTGCTCAAGTGGTAGTTCCGTCGATAAGGCCTTCTTTATTTTGACCGTTTCAGGGAATGTAAAAGGACGCTTACCATTTAGCTTTTCATTTAATGTTTGATATCGAATGCCTGTTTTATTTGCTAAATCTTTTCGAGTCCACCCTTGTCTGGCCATTTCCGCGTTAAGGTTTGGGTACATAAATTCACCTCCTAACATATAGATATAATTTTTAATATCAGATGTCCGATATTTCGTTCATCTTTATGGCTTAATTGTAGCTTTATATTTCGTGCAAGTCAAATAAATTTATATTGAAATTTCGTTTAAATATATTTAATGTTTGAAATTTCGGTTTTATATATTGATATTTCGAACATTAATTGGTATTATACAGATATAGGTTATTTAAATAGGAGTTTCTAAAATGACTCGAGAAGATTATTTAAAAGAGAAAATAAAAGAACAAGGCACCCAACGTGAATTTGCAGCCAAAATAGGTATGCCACCTTCCACATTATTTTCTATACTAAGAAATGTCGGTGGTGCTTCAATTGATAACATAATAAAAATTTGTAAAGGCTTAAATATAAAGCCTGATGAGTTAGCCGAAATCGGTGAGGAAATAACTATCCCTAGTGAAACCAAAGGGTACTACACAAACTCTGAAGCAGCAGAGTTCGCGGAATACTTACGCACACGTCCAGGGGCACGCATGCTTTTTTCTGCTGCAAAAGATATGTCTAAAGAGGAGATGGAAGAAACAGTCAAATACATAGAGTTCTTAAAATCTAAACACAAGTAATACACACAAGGGAGAGTGTTATCGTTGGTTGTAAATTTGATTTACTGCGACTTACCACATGCCAATGCTGTGTCAGAGGAATGTGAAGATGTAGATACTCATAACATCTACATAAACAAAAACCTCCCTCATGATCGCATGAGAGAGGAAATTAAACATGAATTAATGCATATTATTCGTGATGACTTTTACTTAGATGAACACGTTAATCTAGTTGAGCAAATGGTTCGTAGGTCACATATAGATGATTCGGAATTAGAAAATATCGACTTTTATCATCATTTTAATGTGTAATTACACATAAGGGGAGAAACCATGAAGAAACTAATTATTATTGCTGCACTAGCTTTAATATCTACATTACCGGTACAGGCTGTAACATTTCAAGAGTTAAACCCATATAATGGGTATATGCAGATTCCAAATCCTATGGGCGAAATTCAATTCATACCTATTGAATCATTAGTGACCGAAAAGGACAATGGGAACAAATTAGAAATCATTCTACCTGTATATGGCTATAACAACGGAGATACTGCTATATCAAGTTCTACCAAACGATTTACTTATGATTTTATAAATCATACAATCACAATGGAAATCATAGAAACTACATTCTACGATGGTAGAACCGGTCGCGTTATATTCCATTCATTTATTAAGAAACCTAAACGCGTTGAATTACAACCTAATACGTATGGATATCTAGAAGCTATGGGTGCCCTAGGAAATGCACAGCGCACTGGTAAGTACACGCCTAAAACACAAAACTAATAAAAAATAGCCCCTACTCTGCTACCAACAGAATAGGGGCCATGATACACACCTTAGAGGCATATACCAAAGAACACTATTATTATACCATAAAACCTCTAAGGCTTATTTAATATACCCAAATTTAGGCCTAGGAGGTTATTTTTATGGCAAAAAAGAGAGCTGATGGACGATACCAGGTGTCGAAAACCATCAACGGTAAGCGTAAATTCTTTTATGGCACCACTAGGAAAGCGGCCATAGAAGCTATGGAGAAATACGTAAATACAAATCAAGCATGCGCTAATTTCGATGATACTATTTCATTAAACACATGGATTAATATATGGTTACAGCTAAAAGAAAAGACCATAACCCCTGCCACCTATCAAAGTTATACTGGTATTATCAATCGTTACATAAGAGATAAAATCGGTGGCGTGAAGTTAGCCGAAATTAAACCTAATACATTACGATATGTCTTTGAATCAATGGATGGATTGTCATCAAGGACTATATCATATACCATGACAATTCTAGGCTCCATATTAGAGCAGGCGGTAAAAGATGACATCATCCCTAAAAACTACATGAAAAACATAGACCGGCCAAAGCAGGTTAAAGTTCGACATATGGTAACGTTATCTGCAGATGAAGTAAAAGACTTCTTATCCAATATATCAAATACAGAACATCATGCGCTATTTAAATTAGCATTTGCAACAGGTATGCGTCGGTCTGAATTATTAGGCTTACGATGGTCTGATATCGATTTTAAGAAATCAACTATATCCATTTTACAAACAGCACTCAAAATCGGATCTACTGCAGTTATATCCAATACAACCAAGACTACATCCTCAAAACGGATAATTGCCATTGATACGGAAACACTCCAGGAGCTTTTGAAGCATAAAATAGTCATAGACAAGCGTAGAATTAAAACAATGAACTGGATTAATAACAACCTTGTATTCCCTGGCATAAAAGGCGCTCCTCGCTGCCCTGATGAAGTCAGCAAGTTATGTAAGAAATACGCCAATTTAATCGGTAAGCCTTCTTTTACTATGCATGGTACTAGACATACCCACGCCACCCTTCTCATTGAAAATGGGGCCAATATGAAAGCCATACAGGAACGTCTAGGACATGCTTCATTCCAAGAAACGATGGATACCTACTCACATGTGACACCTAAAATGGAAGATGACATCGTGGAACGTATCTCTAAAATATTCTGATGTCAAAATGATGTCAAACCACGCAAGACTTTATGATGTCAAGCAAAAATAAGGGCTTACAGAATTACCTGTAAACCCTTATTTAAT